TTATCAACAGGAATTAGTGCATTATGACCTGCTGGATTATCCCAAACCTGATTAATAGCTACAAGAGGAGCTCCGTAGTAAGTACCTAGCCAACCCTCTCTCATAACCTGCTCAAGTCTAGAATCAATTCCAACTGTAGTTGGAGTTACAGCAGAGAAATCATCTTTCCAGAAAGCACCGAATTCAGTAACTGGAGTTAGAGCTGATCTAGCACCAACTACAGCTTTTACTCCACCAGTAGTCTGATTGACATAATCAATACCAGCTTTCAAAACGGTAGCATTAATAGCTCCACCAACATTTACGAAGTTGTTAGGAGTATTGACAGCTGTCCAGATTGTAGAAAGAGCTGTAAAGACTTTAGTCTGGTAGTAGTCCCTTAGTTGAGCTAGCATTTCACTTCTAATTTCTTCTACTGTTCCAATATCTCCAGCTTCCATTTCCCACTCATTCCAAGTTACACCAACATCAGCACCGTCTAACATATAGTTAGCTCTGGCCTGTACGGTGATCTCGTCTTTGAGATGGATAGAACCTGGAACTAGAGTTCTAACTCTGGCTTGACTTCTTAGTTTCTTTACTAGGGAGTCGCCCTCTTTTAGAGCTCTAGCATTTAGAAGCATACCAACAAAATCTACAACGATATGATTTGGTTGGATATACTCCACGAACATTTCAGCTAATGCATCTCTTTTCCCTTTATCTTCAGCCAATGACGCAATAGCTTCCTTTAATTTTAATTCATCCATGTTTTTGTGACCTCCTGAATTTTAGTAAAGGATGCGGAAGGTTAGGTTCTGATCTGCATCCAACTCCATAACTTCGGCAAAACTAACAGAGGCTGTGTAGTTAAGTTTACCCGCATCAGCTCCATCGTCAGCTGTATTGAGTACTTCTAGGTAAGCTCCTGCGACTAGATTTGCACTATAAACAAATCCACCGGAAGGAATAGTAAATACACCAGGGCCAAAAGCTAAAGCTAGAGTACCTGATGGGATAGTTAATCCTTCGGTATTGCTTAGTGAGGACAGATAAACAGTAGCGGCAAATGGAACATTCGCAGCTCCGTCAAATCCCCACCGTAAAGAAGTATTAGCTACTGTTGGGTAAGGGTTGTAGATTGGAGGTTGAGTATTATCGACTGCCCAAGTTAAACAAAATCTAGCTTTCGCAGCTTCTGTGGAATCAGCAGGAATTCTTACTCCTGGTAAATCCTCTCTAGAACCATAGTCATGAGTTTCGCTAGAATTAACTAGCAGAACCATTCTACCTTCTACAACATCTTCAACAGTTACCACACCAGTAATATCAGTATACTTGTTGATTTCCATTTTTTACATTCTCCTATTTACGAGAGTTTAGTTCTCTGAGTGCTTTCGCAATCTCTTTGGGATCGGATAAATCTATATCATCGTCTCCTTCAAGATTTGGAATTGTTATTTTCTTTTCAGCCTTCTCTTCTTTTTTAGAAGAAAAAGCTACCAGCTCTTGAAGCATAAAATCTAAAGCTTCTGTTGGCATATTAATTAGATTTTCTCTGTTGGATGCAAAGTACTCATCTTCCTTAGCAATACCAACTTCTTTGAATCTAGCTTTAATTGCATCTAGCTTAGCTTCCTCTGCCTGTACCTTCTCAATAGATGCTTTGTACTCTCTGAGAATATCCAGTTCTGGAAGTAAAACTTCTATTTCTTTAACTTTATTATCTAATTCAACAGTTTTTGCTTCTGCTTTGATTAGATTATCCTGTGCTTCCTGGAGCTGTGTTTTTAAGGTTTCTAGCTCGTCCAAGGTTTTATCCTCCTTATTGTCAGAAGCTACAGCAAAAATGGGAGTTCTACCCTGGTAGGCTGGCATTCCTACTATAGTAGCTGCTCTTAAAGAAGTACCTGAAAGATTTTCAATACCCTCATCATCCATTAAAGAATCTATATAGGAAATTTCCCAACTGACATTCAATGGAATTTTTTCAGCATAAGCTTTCTTAATGAGAGCAACATCTTCTGGTCTTTCTTTAGTCCATAAAGCTGCAATACCTCTGATATCATTTTCTGTTTGTTTCAAGTGTGTGATGACTCCTAGAGGAACAGCCTGGGCATGGCCGTCACCGATAGTTCCTAGTGCCATCTTTAAAGGCGCAAAATATCCAGTTTTTACTAAGTTCGGGAATTCCTCTGTTGGAACTCTTTGCTTATTAGCGTTTGGTTTGTTATCAGTCAGAATAAACTTTAGATAGTTAAACTGTGAGTTAGTAGTAACAGCTGCCTCAGCCTCCATTTCTGAAAGCTCGACCAATTCTAACTGAAATTCTTTTATAATTATTTTTTCATCTTCCATAATAAGCTCCTGGGAATAGAATATATATTCCTCCCCTCATTGTGAGTATAACACATTATGCAACATTTAGTGCATAACTATACTATTTTTGAGGATTTTTCTGATTTTCCTGTGGATTTATCTTGGGTTTGTTACTTGGAGGGGCGGTATTGTTGTTATTTGCTGAAGGAGTAAAGGGTTGTGGATTGAATTCATCTAGTCCGTATTGAGTTAACAATTCTTTTTCATCTGATCTTTGTTTCATTTCCTCTTCTATATCGTATCCAAAAGCTCCTGAGTAGGATTTTCTAGAAAGGTTTCCAGTGTTATACAGTTTAGTTAGACCCTCTACTAGAGTACTGAATTCTGATAGATTCATTTGAGTAAACTTTAGAGTGGTATCTCCACTAAATCCATTCTCTTCAAAAGTAACATCAATAACTCTATTCAAAACTCTTAGTATTCTTTTTCTCATGGCTTCTAGAGTTTTAGTTGGGGCCATTGTAGCAAACTCTGGATTAGAAGTTCCGGTTTTTGTTACCTCTCCAGTAATTAATATTTTAGGAAATCCTAGAGCTATCATGATATCTTCATTAACTTCTTTGTATTTATTTTCATTTAGAAGAGCTTCTACTGGAGGAAATATCCAGTCGATCTGTAGAGTGTGGTTAGCGAATAGTTGGAAGATTCTTTCTATATCTTTTTGGGAAGTTAATCTCCAATACATTTGATCTTTAATAGCTTGGAACTGTTCGTCTTGATCTTCTGTTACTGGAAACTCATCATTACCCAATCTAAATAGCTGGATAGCTCCGATAACTCTAGCGGCAATAGAGTAATCCATTCTTCTTAGATTTCTCTTGTGCTTTAATGGTTCTAAAGCTGCGTATAAATAAGGAGTAGGGTAGGGAGAATCTGATATAGGCCTGTTCCTGAAGATCAAACTGTCGTCCTCTATTAGAATATATTCTTGTTTTTCTTCTACTTTTAATATAAATTCTGGATAGTAAGCTTTTAATTTAGCATATAATTCTGGATCTTTTGTTCCGTCTGCATACGTTCCTTTACCTAAAATAAATTGGATTAGTTTCTCTGGAACTTTAACATAGTAGGACGGTTTATCCATTACCATTGTATAGTTTATTTTTATAGATGTTGGATCACGAACCCACATAGCTACAGGCATAACTAGAGTTTCAAACTTCTTGATGCTCATTTCTTTTAATTGATCTCTAGTTACGTTAGCATATTTTATTTCGGGAACTACTAATCCTGACACCAAAAATTCTAATGCCATAGTTTCAGCAAAGTCGTGAAGTTCTGGAAGTAACCCCTCTACAACTTTCTTGGCATTAGATGTTAAATCTTTACTATCAAAAACTAAATCATTAATCCCAATATCTATACTTTTATTAATAACGGATGAAACAATACTGTCGTGTCTATAAAAGAATCTACATGCATCTACTATTTTAGCAAATGTATTTAAATCCTTTACTTCCATTTTATCTACTTCTGTAGTAGACCACGGATTACCCGCAGATGGAAGAACGCTGGTAAACATTTGTGCTTGAGCTAACTTTCTTGGTTCTGTCATAGTGTTTTACCTCATGTGATCCATCTAGGGGCTGCTAGCTTTTTAACTCTCTTTTTATAGTTTGTAAAATCTTTTTCCAAATAATAAGCTAAAGATGCACAAAGTAAAGAAGATGTAAAGTGATCTTCTCCTCTCTTGCCTCCTCTAGGAGTTAGAGTCTTATAGGATATCTCTCCTGATGGACTTTTTGTATATGTCATTCTTTCCAGCTCCGAAATTAACTCCATATCTGTAGAAGTATAAACTATTCTGTGGCTATTAGAGTATTCTTGTAGAACTGAAACCGAGAATGGTCGTACTCTTGTCTTTAATTCTTTTCCATCTTGATCCACACCGTGATCAATAAATGCGGAAAAGTTAATAGGTATAATTCTTTTAGCATAATTTTTGTGCAGGTATTCGTCTGCTTCTTGCATTCTTTGAATTACTGCAATACCAGACGAACCTTGATCAATAGCTATAATGCTTGGATCAAACTTAGAATCCAGGTAGTCAATAATTTTATCCTGTAGATTGTAGGATACTTTATTTAGCTGAACCCTTCCATGAAACTTTAATCTTCCATTAATATCTTCATACATAATAGTTATGGCTGTCGGATCTGTGTATCCTAAATCTACTCCAAATAAAACTATTCCCTTTCTTTCATTTCCCATTAATGGAAACATAGCTAATTTTGGAATATAATTAGCTATATTATCTTTTAGTTCAATACCATTGATAATAAGTTTATAAGTTCTGTAATTAGATATTTCAAATAAATTCCTATCGAATAGGGCATAAACAGGAGCTCCGTGTTTACCTAGAACTAAGTGAATATAATCCTCAGAGTCTTCTCCTCCGTACTGTTCAATAGCATGTTGATGATCACTTTCCATAAACCTAGGATTATCAAAAGCTGTAGCTCTATGTTTAGTGTAGGATGGATCTTCTTGATCTGCCGTAAATAAAACATTCTTTTCTCTAACTCCGGTGGGAACTCCAGAAACTATTTGCCTGTGTCCTTCAGTAAATGTATTTAGAATTGGTTGTAATTCTACCCAAGTACCCCAAGGATAGTACCCAGCTTCGTCAAGTAAAACTACAGGAGTATGTAAGCCGATTACATTAGCTCCTGTTCCAGTCATACCGGCAATTCTACAAGTAAGAGCTGCGTTATTTGTTAAGTTAATTTCAAAAACTGAACTATTAAACCCCCCACCCGTGGGGATGAACATTTTTAATAGAGAATTTGATCTGAAGCTTCTTTGTAGATTCTGCCAAACAGGTTGTAAGTGAGCTCTGTTTGGAACTGTGTACACAATATAATCTCTGCCATACACATTAAAAATAAGCATCCATATGATCAAAGATGAAAGGGATACAGTCTTTCCTACAGCTCTAGCTGTTGTAACACTAACATGATCATGAAAATCGCATAGGATTTCTTTTTGGTATAATGTAAATTCAAAAGGTTCTTCCCACGAAGTCTTATCTAAGTTGTATATAAATTCTGTACATAATGCAGGATTTCTTAATATCTCGTATAGTTGTAAATCTTCTTGAGAGATTTTGGGTTTAATCATCTCCAACCACTCCTCTTACCAACAAAATATAAAATCTCCCCCGTTAGAATATACTTGGCCCCGGCTTGAACACAATCATCTATAAAAAACCAATCCTCACAAGAACCTGGAATAAACTGGATATTATTATCCCGAACTAAAGAAGTTCTCACAGCTACAGACATTCCTATATGACAGTATTGTGGAACTTTCATTCCTGGTGATGGTTGAGTATTTCCAGAGTTAACATCTCTATATGTGAAGTTAATTAAATCATAATTAGCTTTAGCATAATGAAATATTCTATCTACATAAGTTTTATCTACATAATCATCATCATCTAAAAAGGCAATCCAATCGGTATCTACAAATGGAAATGCATAGTTTCTTACTATTCCAGGCCCTTGACCTAACGGTTTATCAAATCTATATGCAGATACTTTTTCATCCGTACTTATGGTAATGTCGTGATTATCGAATACCACAATAGCTTTCCAGTTAGGATTAGTTTGATCCCTTAAGCTTCCTAAAGCCTGATGAATAGAATATCTTCCTAAGGTGGGGATCAGAAAAGTTACTTCCATGTACAATTAACTAAAATAAATATAGTAGTGAGTTTCATTTTATCATCCTATCTTTAAATCTTTGAATAAACATTGGATTTGAATCCATTATAACCCCCTGGATATCACTGAAGTCTTTTCTTTGTCCAGCTAGCAGTGGAATCGGAATATAAACATTATAATTTGGAATTACATCGTTAGTATAAGTAACATCATTATGTGTGATAGTTTTGTCAGAATTAATATCAATAAGTAGATCGAATAAATTAGATCTCACACAATAAGCATGGGTGGAAAACCCTCCATTAATTTTAGCTACATGATCTGAAACTCTGTAGGCTTCGTACATATCCATATTAATTCCAAGATAGAATATATCCCAATCTTCAGGGAGTTCGATTAGGAATTGATTTAAATTTTCTAATACTTCTTGGGGATTTAATAGCCATTCAATATCATCCTCAAAGATTAATACATTATTAAAACCCCTAGACTTAATCAGACATTGAGCGTGAGCTAAATGATTTCCTATACAAGCATTTCTATGCTTATCTTCAAATCCATCGTAGATTATTCCTGGTTGTCTTTCTG